GTTGCGCTTATGGATATGTCCGATGGTCTTGGCGCTACCTTCAAAACTCTATAGGCTGGTAGTTGAATGTCTGGACTATGTAGCGTGCGCATCGCATTCATATCAGTTGTTAATACGGACGCACCTTCAACTGTCGTGTATTTACGCTGTAGTAAATTATAAAATAAATAAAGGGTTATTAGTAATATTAAAATCACCAGCACAGTTCTAAAACGGTCCATTTATATATAGGTATAAATTGATTTAAATTGTTCTGATATATTATAGATATAGAATGGCCGGTGGATTACTAAATATTATATCGGAAGGTGCCAACAATGTAATATTGACAGGTTCGCCTACAAAGACCTTTTTCAATGTCACATATTCCAAATACACGAATTTCGGACTACAAAAATTTAGGCTTGATTATGAAGGATCACGCGATCTACGAACAATCTCAGATTCCACATTCAAGTTCAAGATAAAGCGATATGCCGAGCTTCTAATGGATACATACTTAGTGGTAACACTACCTGACATTTGGAGTCCGATTCATAATCCCACCGTAGAGACAGGTAATAAGTGGGCGCCATATGAGTTCAAATGGATTCATGATATAGGTACGCATATGATAAAGGAGATTGTTATATCATGCGGTTCGGTAACTCTACAAAAATACAGTGGCGAATACGTTGCTGCTATGGTAGATCGCGACTTTCCCGCTGAAAAGAAGGCACTGTTTAACCAGATGTCTGGAAATGTACCCGAATTCAATGAACCTGCTATGGCATATGGTAGATCAAATTCATACCCATCCGCATTTTTCACAAACAATACTGCCGGTGCGGAGCCGTCCATTCGTGGTCGGACAATTTATATACCAATTAATGCTTGGTTTACTCTGGATAGCAGATGCGCCTTTCCACTTGTTTCACTTCAATATGCAGAACTGGAAATATCCGTAACGATACGCCCAGTTCAAGAATTATTTCAATTACGCGATGTATACGATGAACCGAATTCGTTCCCATATGTCCAACCGGATTTCAATCGCGACGAACATCAAATGTATAGGTTCTTACAGACTCCTCCGTCCGTTTATTTAGACTCGGAGAATTATGCAAACAAAACGAATGTATGGAATGCAGACATCCATTTAATAAGTACATATTGCTTCTTATCAAAGGATGAGGCGCAATTATTTGCCGCCAAAGACCAGGCATATTTAATAAAAGATGTCTTCCGCTATGATTTCCAGAATGTAACGGGATCAAAAAAAGTGAAATTGATGTCTAATGGAATGGTATCTAATTGGATGTTCTATTTACAGCGGAATGATGTGAATATGAGAAACGAATGGTCTAATTATACAAACTGGCCGTATCGCACACCACCATTGGATATTGATAATACGCCGAAAGCATTACCGACCGACGACCCTTTCGCCAAACAACTGGGAGATGAGAATTATATAGATTATGGACCACAAATTGATAAACAACCTGGTAAGGGAGAACAGAATACGGGTCTGTTTTACACTGGCGACTTTGCGGTAGACAATCAGAAGAACATACTGATATCCATGGGTATCTTGTTAAACGGTGAATACAGAGAGAACTCACTAACTCATGGAGTGTTTGATTATATAGAGAAATACACACGGACTCATGGAAATGCAAAAGAGGGCCTGTATTGTTATAACTTCTGCTTGAATACGAATCCCTTAGAATATCAACCATCGGGTGCTCTCAACACGAGTAAATTCAAGTTAATTGAATTTGAGGTTGTCACGTATACACCTCCATTTGATACACTTAATTCTAATTTTAATATTATTTGTGACGGCGATGGGAATGCAATTGGTACTAATAAGCAGAACTGGAGGTTATTTGAATATAATTATAACTTGACTGTATTTGAAGAGCGATATAATGTTCTCTCGTTCATATCCGGACAGTGTGGATTAATGTTCGCTAGATGATTTAGTAAAATATATTCACAACATATAATAAATGAGCGGTGAAACACAATGGAATAAAAAAATAGATTTTAGTCCAAAGAAAGAAACTATAGCAGAACCGCCCGAGATCCTCCAAGAGGGGTTTGAGGAAGTTGATGAAATGGTCCAGAAACTAAAGGACTTACAAAATGCAAAAAAAGGATTTACCAAACTACCATTTTTGGAAAGCATATACGATTCTATTGCTGGACCACAAGGAGAACCAGAACCTGAACCTGAATCAGAACCAGTAATAGAAGGCATGCAGAGTACAAAAGACAAGTATCTAAATTTTATGAGATATGTATCTAACCTACCATATAATATTTCATTTGATGTCTTCGCATACGCTGTGGTTCAAATATCTACCGGTGAACAACCTAAGTATCCGGGAAAAGAACCCGAAAAACCACCTGACGATGCATCGTCAGATGCAAAAGATCAATATAATAAAAAAAAGGAAGCGTATGATAATGCTAGAAAACCTTATAACGACAAGAAACGCGTAGCTGATATGTTTAACCGAATATTAACCTGCCTGATTGGTATATTTATTGCGTATAACTTATACTTTACATATGCAATGACACCCCCTCCAACACCCGGCGTAAAAAGTACATTTGACATGATAAGTGATTTTATTGAGAATTTGCCTCCCGTATTGACTCCATTGAAAATTGCTACAACACCTGTTGTTTATTTTTTGAAACTAATGTCACTTGCCGGCGCTGGGATGGCAGCAATTCCGAATCAATCATTATTGTTCTTCTTTTGTTTGTTATTATCCGGTTTCTTTGTTGTATATGTTGTAGGCTACTTGAATCCATTTTCAGTTAACAAGAAAGAAACCGAAAACATCATTTTTATACTGATCGTACTTGCATCTGTTATAGCAACTGCTTTGAAAATATGTATAGATTTTAAAAATGCTACTCCGGTTACACAGGTCCCTGCATTATTTTTGTGGTTACTCGTATTTGGATTGTCTTTACAATTCTTGCCAGTTGGAAAGACTGCCATAGTACTGATATTATTGTACGTTTGCATGTTTAGTATGACAAAGAGCGAAGTGAATGGTATTAACGTATTACAAACGATGGAAGACATAAATGAAAAATTAACAGGAAGTAAAAGTATCTACGACTGTTCGGATGACAGTCCTTTGAAACAATTTTTTAATATGATTGATAGATTTATCAGCTTTGTTATAGTAGATAATCTATACGCAGTCACAATTATACCGATATCTATTTATAATATTTTATATTCTAGGGCTATATCCAACGCGTCTATCCGTGGATTTTCCAATTTCTTGTTTTCAGTATTGATAATGGTAATGCTATCAAATAACGAACTTCTCAAGTGGGCGTATAATAAAATAATGAAAAGCACTATTCAAATGCCAATTAGTTCACAAACGGCAAGCACAGCAGTAAGTGGAATTAGAGGAATCGGTCAAATAGCGTCTCTTATCGCTCGTGCGTAAAGTTACTTTGAAAAAAAAGAATTTAGAATATATCGTATATACATTCTAAATATGGGAAAAAAGAACTTACCATTTGTTTCGGTATGCACGCCGACGTTTAACCGACGACCATTCATTCCGATCATGCTAGAGTGTTTCCGAAACCAGACATACCCCAAAGATCGCATGGAATGGATCATTATTGATGATGGAACTGATAAAATCAAGGATTTGATAAAAGGCGCGAACATACCACAAATCAAGTATCATGAATTGCCGGAAAAGATCTCACTCGGTGCAAAGCGTAATCTAATGCATGAGAAATCCAAAGGGTCTATCATTGTTTACATGGACGATGATGATTATTATCCACCGGAACGCGTTGCTCATGCTGTAGAAGTCCTTACCGCTAATAAGACCGCATTATGCGCGGGGTCTAGCGAACTATATTTGTATTTCAAACATATCCAGAAAATGTATCAATTTGGCCCATATGGACCTACTCATGCTACCGCTGGAACATTTGCATTCAAGCGCGAATTATTGAATCAAACCAGGTACAATGAAACTGCGTGCATTGCGGAAGAACGTGAATTCCTAAAGGAATATACTATCCCCTTCGCCCAATTAGATCCATTGAAGACGATATTGGTGTTTTCTCACGCCCATAATACTTTTGATAAACGCAGGCTATTGGATAATGCAAATCCTACATATGTTAAGGAATCAGATAAGACGGTTGATATGTTTATAC